CTTGGTTAACATCTATTGGCGGTGGTATTGGAGGATATTGGGGTCATATTAGATCTGATGGAACTAAAACATCTGGGGGATCTCAATCATCAGGTTCTGTTCCATTTTTAAAAGTAGTAGATTCAGAAATTATGGCATTTAGCCAAGGTAAAACTAGAAGAGGTAGTTATGCCGCATATATGGATATACATCATCCTGAAATATTAGAATTTTTAGATATAAGAAAACCATCAGGTGGTGATATACACAGAAAATGTTTAAACCTACATCATGGAATAAACATAACTAATGATTTTATGGAATTAATCGAAAAATGTATTCAAGAACCAACTTATGATGATACTTGGAATTTAATCGATCCACATACAAAAGAAATAGTTAAAAAGGTCTCAGCTAGAGACTTGTGGCAAAAAATACTTGAAAACAGAGTAGCCACTGGTGAGCCATATATTTGCTACATTGATCATATTAATGATGCATTGCCTGAACAACAAAAGAAATTAGGATTGTCAGTTAAACATTCAAATTTATGTACTGAAATAACTTTACCTACTGATGAAGATAGAACGGCTGTTTGTTGTTTATCATCAGTTAATTTAGAAAAGTATGATGAATGGAAAGATGATAAATTATTTATTTCTGATCTTGTTAGATTTTTAGACAATGTATTACAAAGCTTTATTGATAATGCACCTGACAGTGTATTTAGAGCTAAATATAGTGCTACACAAGAAAGATCTATTGGTCTTGGTGCTATGGGTTTTCATGCATATTTACAAAAAAATAATATTGCATTTGAATCTGTTATGGCAAAAGCTAAAAATAAAGTTATGTTTAAACACATAAAAGAAGAAGCAGTAAAAGAATCAAAAAGATTATCTATAAAAAGAGGTGAAGCTCCGGATATGGAAGGTACTGGAATGAGAAATGCTCATTTACTTGCCATTGCTCCTAATGCTTCAAGTTCAATTATTTGTGGAACAACTTCTCCAAGTATTGAACCGTTTAGAGCTAATGCATATGTTCAAAAAACTATGTCAGGTTCTTTTCTTGTTAAAAATAAATTTTTAGAAAAATTATTGGAAACAAAAGATATAAATAATGAAAAAACTTGGACTTCAATCCTTGCTAACCGTGGTTCAGTTTTACATCTTAAAGATCTTTCAGATTATGAAAAAGATGTATTTAAAACTTCGATCGAAATTAACCAACAATGGATAATTGAACATGCTGCTGATAGACAAGAATATATTTGTCAAGGTCAATCATTAAATGTATTTGTTCCTGCTGATGTAAATATAAAAGAATTACATGATATGCATATGTTAGCATGGAAAAAGAAACTTAAAACACTATATTATTGTAGATCTGAAGCAATTAAACGTGCTGAATTAGTAAGTTTAAAAGTTGAAAGAACTATAATACCAGAAGCTGATGAATGTTTAGCTTGTGAAGGATAATTATGAAAAAGAAATTAACAGTAACTCAAAAATATCGTCAACTTAAAAAACAAACCGAAGATGCTGGTATGAAAGTTAAAGAAGAAGATGGTAAAATTGTTGTAATAAGAAAAACAAAAAGGAAATAAATGAGCTTATTTAAAACTAGAAACTATTATAAGCCTTTCGATTATGAATGGGCGTTTGAAGCATATGATACAATGCAAAAGATGCATTGGCTTCCTAGTGAAGTTCCTTTACATGAAGATGTAAGAGATTGGAATGAAAGATTAACAGCAGAAGAAAAAAATTTAATATCACAAATATTAAAATTTTTTACTCAAGGAGATGTTGATATAGCACAAGCTTATTTAGATAAATATATACCACAATTTAAAGCACCTGAAGTTAGAATGATGTTAGGTTCTTTTGTGGCATCTGAAGCTAATCATGCTCATAGTTATTCATTATTAAATGATACTATTGGTGAAACATCATTATCTAATTTTAAAGCATTTCAAGAATATAAAGAAATGGCTGATAAACATGCTTATTTATTTAAACCAAAAGGCAAAGGTGTTGAAGGTTTAATTAAAGATATTGCTTGTTTCTCTGCATTTGGAGAAGGTTTACAATTATTTGCATCATTTGTTATGCTTTTAAACTTTCAAAGATTCGGAAAAATGAAAGGTATGTGCCAAATTGTTACTTGGTCAATTAGAGATGAAACTCATCATGTTGAAAGTATGATTAAATTATTTCATCAATTAATAAAAGAAAACCCACAAGTATGGACTGAACAATTTAAAGCTGATTTATATCAACAATGTCGTGATATGGTAGATTTAGAAGATAAATTTATTGACTTAGCTTTTGAAATGGGTGGTATTCGTGGATTAACATCTGATGAAGTAAAAAAATATATAAGATATATTGCTGATAGAAGATTATTGCAATTATCTTTAAAACCAAACTATAAAGTTAAAGACAATCCTTTAAGCTGGCTTGATTGGGTTCTGAATGGCGTTGAACATGCAAATTTCTTCGAAAATAGAGCTACTGAATATAATAAAGGCTCTATGACTGGAAATTTGTGGGGATAATATGAAATTTATATTAACTATGTATATTTGTTCTGCTATTGCACAACAGTGTAGTTCAGGCATAATAAAACCTGGTCAATATAATGACTGGAATGATTGTTTACAAAAAGGTTATTTTGAAGCTAAATTAATATTAAATGAATATACAACTGAGCAAATTAATGAATATCAATTATTAACTAAATTTGCATGTATAGAACAACCTGGAAAGGATGCTTAAAAATGGCTGAATATCGAGGTAGAAAAGTTACTTTAAACAAACCAATGCGTGGTGATGTAAAAAAATTTAAAGTTTATGTCAAAAACTCCAAAGGTAATGTTGTAAAAGTAAATTTTGGTCATGGTGGAACAACAGCTAAAGCAGCTGGTCAAAAAACTATGAGAATAAGAAAAAACAATCCTGGAGCAAGAGCTAGTTTTAGAGCAAGACATAATTGCGCTAGTCCTGGTCCAAAAACAAAAGCAAGATATTGGTCTTGCAAGAAATGGTAAATAAAATGGCTTATAAAAGAAAAAGTAGTGTTAAGAAAAGTAAAGGTAAGGCTAAACTTACTGCAAAACAAATGAAGCTTCCAAAAGCTTTAAGAGATAAAATATTGGCTGCTAAACGAAAAGGCAAATAATGGCTTATAAAAAGAAAAAGGGTTCAGCAGGTAAAGCTTGTTGGAAGGGTTACCGAAGAGGTAAAGGTAATTCTTGTATTAAAATGAAAAAGAGAAAATAATGATTAAAAACTTTAAAGACATAGTAATATTATTAATTACAAGTGGTGTTTTAATTTTATTAGGAACCATTATTGTTGGAGATTATTATGTTGCTTTACAAGAAAATAGACCTGTAGATGAAAGTGTAATAACACTTATGAAAATGTCAGTTACTGGATTAATTGGTGTTATAGGTGGATATATTGGAGGAAGTAAAACGTGAATAAATCAAGATGTTGTTGCCAAGTAAGGGCACAAAGAAAAAGAAAAATGACAATAAGAAGGAAAAGAAGAAAATAATATGATAATAGAAAATAAAAAAGAAGAAAATAAATCAATAGTAATTAATAATAAAAAATATTATGAAAAGGATTTAAACGAAAATATGAAAAATAGTTTAATTGCCTTATCAACACAAAGAACTAACAAAGCAAGATTACAAATTGATGTTAATAATGCTGATATTTTAATTGTGCATCATGCTAAAGTAGTTGATGACGAACTTGCTAAAATCAAATCTATTGATTAAGGAAAAATAAATGTCTATAAACGATGATGTATATTCAAGAATGCTGAAACACCGTGCATTACTTACTCTTTACGAAAAGAGATTGGATACTGAAATTGATAAAATTTTAGCGTCACACAAAATAAGGTTACAACGAATTGTAGCATTATCTGGTACAACAAATATAAATGTTTTAACTAGAAAATTAAATACTGAAATTCGTTTAACTTATAAAAAAATATATAAAGAAGGTATTAGTGAATTAAATAAATTAGCTGGTGTAAGTGCTAGATTTTATAAAAGT